TTGCAGATGAAATTACAGATGAAATTCGGATTCAAAAAAGCCGTCAACGGCATCTGCCACTGCTACGGCTTTATCATCCATGGTGTGCTGATATACGTTTTTAAGCATGTTGTTTGTAGAGTGCCCCATGCGCTCCATTGCGTATTTATCGGGAACATTAAGCCTGAGCATGACCGATGCGTTTACATGGCGAAGGTCGTGGAAGCGGAACGGCGAAACTCCACAGCGGGCGCACGCGCGTTGCAGATGCTTATACAGGACATTTCTGGTTGCGTGGACAATATACTCGTCTGTGTGCGGTGTTTCGTCAAACAGTCCCATAATATACGGCGGCACTTTTAGTTTTCTGTTGCCGCTGTAAGTTTTAGGTTGCTTGAGCTGCGGGCCGTCCTCACCGTCTACCATTGCTTGCTTGATCGTCAGAATATTGCCGTCAAGGCAATCCCATGTTAGACCTCTAATCTCCGATGTACGGAGGCCGAGCCAGACGGCCAGAAGAAAAGGCAATTCAAATGCTGTGCCCTTGCAGTCTTCGTGTAAGGTTCTGATTTCTTCCATGGTAGGTATTTTGATTTTAGGTGCTTCCTTCTGCGGCAAGGATACACGGAGCACCTTATCCGGGCATTCCTCTGCCATTGCCGCAGTAAACAGGCCGTAAGCGTTGCGGACGTACTTAGGGGACTTTTCCCGCGCCATCTTATTCACGGCACGCTGCACGCGATCCTGCGTCAACGCGGAGCACTTAACGCTCATCAGCTCCGGGAAAACCACCTTGCGCAGTTTTCTGTACCCGTTGACGGTGGAGGGAGAGAGTATCGCGTCCTTGCTGTCAATGTATCGGTCGATAGCATCACCGACCGTGCGCTCAGACGCACGAGCTGCAGACTTTGCGCCGGACTTTAACGCGGCAGCTTCATTCTCCGCCTGCCTTTTGGTAAGCGCTGTGACGGACACGCGTTTTCCGTCTACCATGACACTGACATTCCAGTTGCCGGACGGTAGTAGTTTTGCTTTCGGTATCTTCATCAAATCCCCCTCCAATCAATGTACAAGCACCATACAGCCAGCAGAACGATAATGACAAACATTATAGCAATCACGTTGTTGCGGATACGGACACCGCGCCGCATGATCTCAATCATGTCCGCTTTCGCGTCAACATGGCGTTCCAACTCATCATTCCGCGCTTGTAAGGTTTCCTCAGTCGGCGTTAAGTGTTCTATGATTTCACACGTCTTATCGATCGAAATGCCAAGAGCTTTACAGATTGCAACAACGGTATAAAAAGATGGAGCTTTCGACAATTTAGAAAAATAGTTCTGAACGGTGGACAACGGAACGCCGGAAATATCGGAAATGTCCTGATAGGTCAGTTTCAATTCTTCTTTACGGATTCTGCACACTTCTTGGATGTTCATTTACATCACCTTAATTTCTTCGGTTTTTGAGCAATAAGTTTGCCAAAAGTGGGCCTGTCGAATGCTGTCATGTTGCAAAGTCTTGGTATTGAAGTAGTAAGGTAAAGCGTGATAAGGTCAAATCAAGCAGCGGCGGTCGCTCCCCGCTGGCTGCAAAAAGGCCCCGCCGTTTGTTGCAGAGGGCGGCGGGGCCTTTAGTTACTTATTGCTTCTCAAGTTTTACGGTCTGCGTAACTCCCATGGCAGACACTTCGTAACTGATTACGCCGTCCTGATAGGTAAACGTCTTCGTGTCATCGCCGCTGGCGAGAATTGCCATATCGGTCTGATCTTTATCATTTTCCGATTCCCAGGTGTACGGCTCATCCGCCGTGGTAGGGGCATCGAAAGAACCGGCCCAATAGAGGGCTTTGGTTTCTCCGTTATCAGATACCCAATACACCTCAATGGCATCTCCGGCAATGGTAGCGGCCTGCCATGCGTCATCTGCATTGCTGTTTGTCTGCTTCCACTCTCCAACGAGATCGGGTGGAGTTACCGGCTCGTTTTCTGGCTCGGCCTGATTCGTTTCCCCGCAGGCGGTTAACATGCCGAGGGCAAGAACCGAAGACAGCGCGATAAGCAAAAACTTTTTCATTTCAACTCTCCATTTTCTTATATTTTCGACTGCACAAAGTGCAATAATCGACATATAGCCCCGTTACTATAATTATTTGGAGGGACACAAAATGTTGTGCGAAGAAGAAAACCATGCTATTCTTATTAGAGAGCGCCTAAAATCTGAGGTGCTATCACTTACTGACAGTCAGGTGGAATATGTTTTATGGAGGTTGGAATGTTTATTGCAAGAAGAGAATTAAATGATCTGCGGGAAGAAAACCGCAAACTCAGAGAACAACTTGCGGCAGAGCAAGAGAAAACGCGCCGATCTGCCGTTATTGATAAGGCTGCGCTCCCGCAGTGCAAAAGCCTTGCTTGCGCTGGATGCAAGTATGTTGTAGGACGGTACACCATTAGGAATGGATATTATATCCTTGGATGCGGGAAAGATAATCCTTGCAAAGAGTATGAACCGAGCGAGCTAACAGTAGAAAAGGTTGAATCTATCCGAGAAGCGCTGCTACAGCAATGGCAGTCGTAATAGCGTAAGGGATCCAGAACATAAAAAGCTCTTTCCGCTGTTTCTCGATATAATCCCGACCGGCTAAAGTGATGCGAACAAATTCTGTTGCATCAACGCTTCCTCCCGCGCCGTCTGCGGTTCCACCCTCGTCAAATATCGTTACCATCTTATCCATTTTGAGATAAGTAACATACTTGTTGGGCTGGTTAGGTTCAATCGGTTTGGAATCGTCTTTTTTAGTCAGCTGGTTTATTTCGCCCATACTGATTGATTCAGAATTATATAGCTTTTTCAAAATTTTATAAGCAGTCTTTTCCATACGTCACTTATTTTCCTTTGCCCATTCCACGACACCTAAAAGTTTGGTGCATTGTTCATCGGTCAAATTCGCAATAGCGTCATATAGTTTTTGCCGCGCTGCGCTTAAGCCCTCGCCCTCTGTGGCGGGGGCTCCTTTTATGCCCGGGTCATCCGTTTCGCCACGGAGGTATTCAGGCGTGGTTTTAAGTTCTTTTGCGAGAATTTGCAACGGTTCATCGGCGATATTTGTGTTTTGCTTTTTGGCATCAATTAAATATCTCGACGAGAACCCCATTGCTTCACTGAGGAAGCTTTTCTTTTTCCCGCAAAGATTCACAAGCTCTTGAATTCTATCATATCTTATCAAAACGCACACCTCAATTTGTGGGTTTCGCCAAAACCCAAAAAAATGGGGTATCAAGTATTGACTTACCCCACAAAGTGAGGTATCATACAACCATGCCAACCGAAAAATGGTACACAAAAACCAGCCCCCCCATAAAAGCGGCTTTTGCAATGTCTTTTGGCGATTTCATTGTAATACGCTTTCCGGGCAGTGTCAAGTGTGATTTCTCATGTTTATGAGGTTTCGGTGGGCATTGACTGCGGCGGGGAAACATAAGACCGGCAGGAGCGCTATTCCCACCGGCCAATGTCCAAATTTGTTTACCCAATGCCCCTTGCAGGCTTTCGCCGCCTGCAATAGCGCTACAGGTTCTTCAGGAGCCTTACCACTTTCGCAGTTTTGGTTCTGCGCATGGCCTTCTCGCTGGTAAGCCATCGGGAGTACCCGATACGGTGGGATATGATTACTGGCATATCACCGTGAGTTTTAACCTCTTCACTGAGTGCTCCGCCGTATCAGTTGCTACATTTAGCCAGTTTAACGCGCTTTGGCACCGCTGTTGCGACCCGACGGGAAGGGAACAGGCAAAATCAAAAGGTTGGTCAAGAAAACCACCTCCCTTGAATTTGCCCAAAGAGGGCTAACGGCAGTATAGCAAATATCCCTGCCGCAGTCAATGATAACTCACAATGAAGGGAGGACGCAAATTTTGACATTGAGAGAGCTACGAGAACGCTCCGGACTGACCCGCGCACAGGTGGCAAAGAAACTGAATGTTGACCTATCCTGCGTGACGCACTGGGAGCTTGGCGACTGGCGGCCGTTGCGGAAGTACCACAAGAAGCTGGCGAAGATGTACGGCGTGACCGTGGACGAGCTGTTTGAATCCAGCGATGGGCAGTAAAAAATGCCCCGCCCAATGTTGCAGCATCGAGCGGGGCGGGTGGGACAAATCTCACCACAAGATATTGTGTCCGTGCTTATTGTAGCACGAGAGAAAGGAAAAGGCAAGATGCTAAAGCCACAACAGTTAACGCGACGGCGAAATGACCTTGAGCGAGCCGTGCGCGGCGCGATGGGACGAGCGTTGATTCGCACCGGCAAGGAGCTGGGCGAGGAAATCGGCTTATCGGAAACGCAAATTTGCAACAGAATGGCGGGGCGTTCCCGCTGGACGTTAGAGGAAATTTGGGAACTTGACCGAGTTTTGCAATTTACGGACGCGGAAAAGCTCATGCTGATCGGAGGCGCGAAATGATCGATACGCTGTTTTTCGGAGGCATCGCCGCTGCGGTGATCGCGCTCAACGGCTGCGACTTCCCGACGAGCCTTGCCGTCATCGGCGCGTGCGCGGCGTGCAAGGTGCTGTATGAGCTGCTGCCATTTATCGACAGGGGGTGCAGGAAGTGAAATGCGAGCTGTACCATGACAACTTTCAGAATTTTAAGAAATACGGAATTCCAAAGGCGCAGCTTGTGATCGCGGACATTCCCTACAACATCGGCGCTGACGCTTACGGAAGCAATCCGACATGGTACATCGGCGGAGACAACAAAAACGGCGAGAGCAAAAAGGCAAAGAGCAGTTTCTTCAACTCCGATGGCTATTTCAAGATCGCCGAGTATATGCACTTCTGCAACCGCCTTTTGAAGAAAGAGCCGAAGGAGAAAGGGCAAGCCCCGGCAATGCTTGTTTTCTGCGCGTTTGACCAGATGCAGACCGTCGTGGAGTACGGCAAGCAGTACGGATTCAAAAACAGCTACCCGATGTTTTTTTGCAAAAACTATTCCGCGCAGGTACTTAAAGCCAATATGCGAGTGGTAGGCGCGACGGAGTTTGCGGTGGTGCTTTACCGTGACAAGCTCCCAAAATTCAACAACGGTCGCGAGATCGGCGAAGATGGGAAACCGATTCGCGGCACGGGAAAGATGGTTTTTGACTGGCAGAAGTGGGAGCGCGACGGGAAGGACATTCCCAAGATCCACCCCACGCAGAAGCCGGTGAACGTGCTGAAGCGGCTGATTGAAGTTTTCACGGATCCCGGCGACGTTGTAATCGACCCATGCGCGGGAAGCGCAACCACCCTTCGCGCAGCGTATGAGCTTGGGCGAAATGCTTACGGATTTGAGATCGACAGGAATTTCTACAAGGCGGCGCAAGAGGAAATGCTTACGCCTCTGTTTGAGAAACCCGCACAAATCACGATGGAAGAGGTGACACGATGAGACGGCACGACAAGCGCACGAGAGAGCAGCGCAAGGCCGACGAATCGGCGCTGATTGCGGCGGCGTGTCTGGGCGCGACGATCCTCTTGATCGTGATCTCAATCCTCGCCACCAGCGCGCAGGCGGTCGATGCGGAACCGGAAGAAGCGCCCATCGCAGAAGAGTATAATCCCGCGTGGGACATCCCCGCGACTGAAAGCGCGGTGTGCAACGACGTTTTTCTTGGCGAGTTTACGATTACATATTATTGCGTCTGCAGAATGTGTTGCGGAAAAGAAGAAAGCAACCCGAATTATGGAATAACAGCGACGGGAACGCTGGCAACTGAGGGTAGAACAGTCGCTGTTGACCCAAGCGTCATTCCGTATGGGACTGAAATTAGAATTATTTATCCAGATGGGGAGCAACGCACTTATATTAGCGAAGATTGCGGGGGCGCAATAAAAGGGAATCGAATTGATGTATTTACGGAAACGCACGAAAAAGCGTTAAAAGCCGGCATCAAAACAGCGGAGGTGTTTATTTGTGGCGGTGAAAAAATACAATGACCCATTAACTCACAGAACAAAACTTTATTCCGTTTGGTGCGCTATGAGACAGCGCTGTAACAACCCTAAAAACAAAGATTATAAGTGGTACGGGGGCAAAGGGGTTTTGGTTTGCGAAGAATGGAATGATTTTAAGATTTTTCAAGAATGGGCCTTGTTAAACGGGTATGAGGAAGGCTTAACCATCGACCGAAAAAATGGGGACATGAATTATTCCCCCGAGAATTGCCGCTGGATAACATTATCGGAACAGCAACGAAATCGTAAGGGGCTGCATTTAATTGCATACAATGGCGAGACCCATTGTATGCAAGAATGGGCAGAAATATGTGGTATTAGCCGAGGAGCAATTCGTGATCGGCTAAAAAAGGGCTGGACCGTTGAAGAAACTCTTACGACGCCGATACAACGCAATCGAGGTGGTATTAGATGGGCAGTTTCGAAGAAAGCGGGGCGCGTGTGATGTACCAATGCGATAATTGCGGCGGCGGCGTGAACGGCAATCACATCGACGTGTTTTTCAACGACCATCAGGCGGCGCGCGTCTTCGGCGTGCAGAGCGCAATGGTGTATTTGGAGGCGGAGGGATGATGCACTGCGAATCGTGCGGTGCTGATTTTGAGCACCCGGCTATTTACCGCGAACGAGAAAACCTTGACGGAGAACGCGGGTATTACTGGCACGAAACACTGGTATGCCCCTTCTGCGGGGAGGAATGGATAACGGAGGTAAACGATGAAGAATGACGGGGTAAGTGAGTACGCGCACTGCACAGTAGATATTTACTTCCCTAACAAAGAAGTTAAGTGCATGTATTGCCCATTGCTGGAAACGTACTCGCGTAATCAGTGCCGGAGAACCGGCGAATACATCGCAGACACGCGTGGCATCGGCATCTGGTGCCCGCTGAAAATGGAGGAGTTAACTGATGGAGAACCATGGCATTTATGAAAAGCTCTCTGCAATTCAGCAGGAGCTGAAAGCCCCGAAGGGGCAATACAACAGTTTCGGCAAGTACAAGTACCGCAGCTGTGAGGACATTCTCGAAGCGGTCAAGCCCATCTGTGCGAAGCACAAGACGGCACTGGTACTGCTGGACGATATCAGAGAGGTAAGTGGTAGGTTCTATGTGGTCGCACAGGCTCAACTGCACGACTGCGAGAGCGACAATGCAGTGACTGCTACGGCCTTTGCCAGAGAGCCGGACGAGAAGAAGGGCATGGACGATAGTCAGATTACCGGCACGGCATCAAGTTACGCCCGCAAGTACGCGCTGAACGGTCTGTTTTGCATCGACGATACTAAGGACGCAGACACGGACGAGTACAAGCAGCAGGAAAAGAAGCCGAGCAAGGAAGAGATGGACGCATTTAATAAACAGTACAAGCGCGAGGTCGAGAAAAACACCTGCAAGGACTGCGGTATGCCCATTTACCCGGTGACGCACGGCGGCAAGACATATTCTGTCGCGGAGATTGCGGAGAACGCGAGAAAGACCTATAAAATGCCGCTTTGCTGGTCGTGCATGATGGCAAGGAGAAAAGCCAATGAAAGCCCGACTGCATGATTTATCCCTTGCGCGCGATGGTGGGTTTCTACTCACCATTGCCACGCGGGAAAATGTCGGTGCGCTGTTTGACGAGCTGCACGAGGGTGACGTTGATGTGACCATCAAGAAGCACCGTGAGAAGCGTAGCCTCGATGCCAATGCTTACTCATGGGTTTTGCTGGATAAGCTCGCAGAAGCCACAGGAACGCCCAAGAGCGAGATTTACCGCCGAGAGGTCAGGGACGTTGGCGGCAACACAGAAACCGTCTGTGTGCGCGAGAAGGCCGTACAGAAGCTATGCGACGGTTGGAACAAGAATGGTATCGGCTGGCAGACGGAAGTGATGGATAGCAAAATCGACGGATGCAAAAACGTGGTGCTATATTACGGCTCGTCCACCTTTGACACAAGGCAAATGTCTCGCCTGATTGACAACATCGTGCAGGATTGCAAGGAGCTGGGCATTGAGACCTTGACCCCACAACAGCTTGACGCACTAAAGGAGGAATGGGGCAGATGACTAAAAGCATCATGCAAGACAAGCGAGAATGCTATATCTCAGGATTCTCGACGAACCTCGCGCGGCATCACATTTACGGTGGTGGCCGTCGGCAGCTATCCGATATTTGGGGCTGCTGGGTATGGCTGCGTGCCGACTGGCACAATATGGCCGACTACGGCGTGCACGGGAAAGACGGGCACGAACTGGATATGCGGCTGAAACGCGAGTGTCAGAAGCGCTTTGAAGAACTTTATGGTCATGACACGTTCATGGGGGTATTTAAGAAAAACTATTTGGAGGAAGAATCATGCTGAACAGAATTTGCATCATGGGGCGCATTACGCGCGATCTGGAACTGCGCCGCACGCAGGACGGAACGGCGGTCACGAGCTTCACCGTTGCCGTCGATGACGATTTCAAGAGCAAGGCAACCGGCGAGAAGAAAACTTATTTCCTCGACGTAGTAGCGTGGCGACAGTCGGCTGAGTTTGTCTGCCAGTATCTCGGCAAAGGGCGCATGGTCGTGGTTGAGGGCAAGCTCACCGTCCGCGACTGGACGGACAAGGACGGCAATAAGCGCCGCAACGCGGAGATCATCGCCGATAATATCTATTTCGGCGACAGCAAGAAAGATAACGAGCCTCGATACGACGTAGCGCCTCAGGAATATGCCGAATTGTCTGACGAGGATAGCGAACTTCCGTTTTAAGGCGGTGGAGGCATGGCAAGAAACTATGCAGCACTCCCCTATGATTATTTAGAGGAGATGGATGCGCTCAACGATGCAGAGTTCGGTCGGCTAACGCGGGCATTGCTGGTTTACAGCATGACGGGAGAGCAGATAGCGCTTTGTGGCAATGAGAGATTCTTTGTCAAACGCATGATGGCGCAGGAAGACCGCTTTAAGGCAAGCTATGACGATATTGCTACAACGAGAAGCGAAGCTGGAAAGGCTGGTGCTGCAGCAAGATGGCAAAATGGCAAACGCATTTTTGCTAATGGCAAAAATAGCAAAGCCATGTCTGCCAATGGCAAAAATGGCAATACCGAAACCAAAACCGATACCAAAACCGAAACCGATATCCAGCTATCTAACGATAGCAAGGGAGAATATTGCACTGAGCCGCAAGCGGCTGACGTGCCGCCGGTGATTTCTTTGCCGCTGAATGACGGGACTTTTTTCGACGTGTCGGAGAACGACAGGGCCAAATGGTCGCAGCTCTATCCGAACGTTGACGTTCTGCAACAGCTCAGAAACATGGCAGGGTGGTGTGACGCGAACCCTACCAAGCGAAAGACACGCGGAGGGATTAAGCGTTTCATCACCGCTTGGCTTGCCAGAGAGCAGGACAAGGGCTGGAAAGCGCCGCAGAATAGGCCGTTTGTCGGCGGAGATGTATTCGCCGAGATGCTTGAGGAGGAAAAGAACCGTGGAAAGAGCTGACGTAATTAGCCTTTTGAGGCGATTAAAACAGGCTTATCCGCAGGCCTATGCCAAGATGACCCGCACAGAAGCCGAAGAGCTGGTGTCCCTCTGGTCGGACATGCTGGGCAGTGAAGACCCTGCCGAGGCGATGGACGCGGTGAACGCGCTGATTGCCGAGGATGCGAGGGGAATCCCCCCGAAGGTCGGCCAAGTGCTGGCAAAGATCAGGGGTACAGTTTCCCCGCGAGTCTCGGTGGCGTGGATGAAGCCATACATCGAGCGGATAGCCGAACAGGAGGCATTCATGCCGAGCGTATCGCGTTATGCGAGAGAACACGGGCTGACGTGGGAAGCGGCGGATGCCGAAATGGGGGGGAGCAATGGGCATTGATATTTCTCGGCTTGGGAAAGATGCTCAAGCTCAGGTCATGGCAAAGATGGCCGTGCAGGAAGTCAAGAAGCGCAGCAAGTACGGCAACCGCAAGGTCGTGCGCGATGGCATCAAGTTCGATTCCGAGCGCGAGGCGGCACGGTTCGGCGAGTTGAAAGTGCTGCGCGCGATGGGAAAGATTCGCAACCTGCGGCTGCAAGCCAATTTTACGCTCGTGGAGAGCTACACGACCATTGAGGGCGAGCGCATCAAGCCGATGGTCTACCGCGCGGACTTTACCTACGAGCGGGCAGCCGAGCCGGACTGCAACGGAACGGTTTACTGGCTGCGCGAGGTCGAGGACGCGAAGGGCGCGAAAACAAAGGACTATCTGCTGAAAAAGAAGCTGATGCAGGACAAGTATAACATCACGATCCGCGAGGTGTGAGATGAGTTTTGAGCATTGCCACGTCTGCGAGCCGCCTGTGAGACACCCGGGCTGTCAAAGCCATTGCCCTTACTACGCGGCAGACAAAGCCAAATGCGAGGAGAGACGCAAGGCGCGGAAAGAAGCATATCGAGCGGGAGACGATTTCCGCGCGGTGCGCAGTTTTAAACAAAAGCGGCTGAAAAATCTGAAATGATGAAATGAGGGAGCGAAAAGATGTTGAAAAAAAACATGAAGCACGTGCCGTTTAAGACGGTCGTATACCCGCAGCTCAGGGAAGCATTGCAGGAATCCGGTATCACGCCGCCGGAGCTGAGCGAAAAGATCGGTGTCTCCCCGCTCTGCGTGTGGCGATGGACAACGGGGAAGAACGAATTTAGCATCGGCGTTATCAAGGCAATTCTTGCGGTGACGGGGCTGACATTTGAAGAGGCGTTCGGGGAGGTGCACGCATGAGCAAGATCACGAGACCGAAAACGCCGTTTGAGTTCTGCGCTTATCCGGTGCTCAAGGAAGCGTTGGAAAAGACGAACTGCAACCAAACCGAACTGGCGCAATCCCTCGGCACGTCGCAGTTTACGGTGTCGGCGTGGGTGCGCGGCGACCGCGATGTGACGGTGCGGCTGCTACTGGCGCTGGAAGACTTGACGGGGCTGACGTTCAGGGAAATGTTCGGAGAATGCGAGGGGCGCGATGGAAGGGTATAGCAATCAGCCGATTCCGAAAGAGGCGGCGAAACAGCTCTTAGCCCTCGACTTGGAAGACAAAGAAATTCTAACCTACGAAAAGCTCGACCAGTGGTACACCGCGTGGAACGGTAAGTGCTATGTGTCATTTTCAGGCGGAAAGGATAGCACGGTTCTGGCATATTTGGCGGCGCGTTACCTGTCGAGTTTCAGGGCGCCGCCGTGGCCGCTGAATCTGGTGTTTGTGAACACGGGGCTGGAATACCCAGAAATCCAGCGGTTCGTGAACGAATATACGGACTGGCTGCGGAAGAAGTTTCCTCGCGTGACGATCAACCTTACTCGGCTGCGCCCAAAAATGAACATTCGGCAGGTGGTGACGAAGTACGGGTACAGCATCGTGAGCAAAGAGGTGGCCGCGTATGTCGAAGAAGCGCGGGTAAAGCCGGACGGGCGTTCTGCGGCTCGACTACGGGGGGAATACTTGAGGAGTAACGGAACTCCAAGCGATTTTAACTGTCAAAAGTGGGAGTATCTTTTATTCGCACCATTCGCAATATCGTCAAGATGCTGCGCGGTAATGAAAAAGCAGCCCATGAACGGCTATGCGAGAAAAACGCAGCGTGTCCCTACTATGGCTACAATGGCGCAGGAAAGTCGGTTAAGAACGAAGGTGTGGTTAAAAACTGGGTGCAATGCCTTTGAAGGGAAACACCCAGCAGGCAAGCCCATGAGCTTTTGGACGGAGCAGGACGTGCTGAGATTCATCGTAGACCGAGAGCTACCTATCGCAAGTGTCTACGGCGACATCGTGGCCAGCGACGGCGATAACGACTATGCGGAAACGCTGATCGACTGCAAGCTGCATTGCACGGGATGCCAGCGCACGGGGTGCATGTTCTGCGCGTTCGGTGCACACCTCGAAAAGGGAGAAAACCGGTTTGAGCGCATGAAGCACACGCACCCGAAGCACTACGACTTCTGCATCGGCGGCGGGGCTTATGACCCTGCTGACGGGATGTGGAAGCCAAACGAAAAGGGCCTCGGCTATGGCCGAGTGCTGGATTACATCGGAGTGAGGTATTGAGATGAAGGTTTTAGTTGCCTGCGAGGAATCGTAAGAAGTATGTAAGGCGTTCCGCGCATTGGGGCATGAGGCATATTCCTGCGACATTCAGGAGCCATCTGGCGGATACCCTGAGTGGCATATCCTGGGCGATGCGCTCAAGGCTATCGAGGGTGGGCAAGTGACTACCATGGACGGGGAGACGCATGACGTCGGCAAATGGGATCTACTGATCGCGCACCCGCCGTGCACATACTTAACTGTTACTGGGGATCGCTGGTTTAACACGGAAAGATATGGCGAAAAGGCAGTCAGACGGTTGCAGTTGCGGGAAGAAGCTGCGGCGTTTTTTATGGCCTTTGTAAATGCCAGCGTTTGTAAAATCGCGGTAGAAAATCCGGTCGGATATATGTCAACAGCGTATCAAAAACCAACTCAAATCATTCACCCATATATGTTTGGCTACCCAGCAAGAAAAGCATCCTGTTTATGGCTAAAGGGTCTGCCGAAACTAACACCTACCGATATAGTCGTACCTGATATTATTCAGTATAAAAACGGTAAAGGTACGGACAGCCCTTGGCACATGGAAAGTTTGAAATTGCCCCCCAAATGAGAGAGCAAAGGCACGAAGTAAGACCTTCCCCGGCATCGCCAGATCCATAGCGGAGCAATGGGGAGGAGACATTAGGGAGGAATGACCATGTCCATCGGAGAACCATTTAGCTGGAAGCCTGCCGCATTTGAGGGCAGCCACGGCATTATGAGCGTGACCACGAAAGAGACGACTGCGCACGGGCGCGTCGTCTACATCAACGAGGCGCACCGCTACTTTACGGCGGATGCCGATTTCAACGGGAAGAAGCTCAGAGAGAGCTTCAAATTTTAATAAAAATCAGGAGGAATTCATTATGAACACCAATCAGGACTACATCGTTCGCTGTGACCGCGCAGGCGTGTTTTTCGGCAAGATCAAAGAGAGAAGCGGCGCCGAGGTCACCATGACCGAGGTCCGTAAGATTTGGAGCTGGGACGGCGCGTGTGCCGTGGAGCAGCTGGCGCAGGACGGCACAAAAGCACCGGGCAACTGCCGTTTTACCGTGACGATTCCGGAAATGACCGTACTTGGGGCAATCCAGATTATCCCTTGCACAGATAAAGCATCGGTATCGCTTCGCGGCGTAAAGGAGTGGAAGAGATGACGCTTGATGATAAGGTCAAGGCATTCCTGTCAGTGAACTACGGCTCCGGCGACGGCTCCGGCGACGGCTCCGGCTACGGCTCCGGCGACGGCTCCGGCTACGGCTCCGGCTACGGCTCCGGCTCCGGCTCCGGCTCCGGCGACGGCTCCGGCGACGGCTCCGGCTACGGCTCCGGCGACGGCTACGGCTACGGCTACGGCTCCGGCTCCGGCTCCGGCGACGGCTCCGGCATTAAACGCTTCAACCGGGAACCGGTCTATCGAATTGGCGGCGTGAACACACTGATTCGTTCCGTGCGCGGAAACACCGCGCACGGGGCAATCCTGATCGGTGATTTGACGCTCACGCCGTGCTACATCGTCAAGCAAGACAATGTTTTTGCACACGGGGAAACGCTGCGCGAAGCAATGGAGGCGTTGCGAGAAAAGCTATTTGAGGATATGCCGGAAGATGAACGCATTGATGCGTTCCTGCGCGAGACAGACCGCGAAAAAACGTATCCGACGCAGTATTTTTACGACTGGCACCACCGATTGACCGGTTCATGCGACATGGGGCGAAAGCAGTTTGCCCAAGACCACGGTGTTGACCTTGAGCACGGTATGATGACGCTTACGGTGTTTTTGGAGTTGACAAAAAGTGCTTACGGTGGCGACGTGATTCGAAAAGTAATCGATAGAATGGAGGTATAAATGGACGCACTATGGGGGTGCACAAATCCATCGGGACATTCTTCACCCGCGAAGAGGCGGAAGCGGCATTGGAGGCGATGAAGAAATGAGTAAAGCTGTTATGCTGAGCATCCGCCCGAAGTGGTTCGATAAGATCGCCAACGGTGAAAAGACGATTGAGGTGCGCAAGACGCGCCCGAAGATGAACACGCCGTTTAAGTGCTATATCTACTGCACGCTGCCAAAATATCCGCACGAGGACTTCATTGCGACGGACTATCCAAGGCCACAGTTTTACGGCGGCGGCAAGGTCATCGGGGAGTTTATCTGCGACGCAATTACCCGTGTGAACATCTGCGGATTCTGGGACGATAGCGGGAAGCAGCTCGACAATCGGCTCAAAGATACTTGCTTAACCTCAGAAGAGTTCGGAAACTACCTCGGCGAAAATGTCGGTTACGGCTGGCATATCTCCAACCTGAAAATCTACGATGCACCGAAAAAGCTGGGGGGGTTTTGGCGAGACTGTCTGGAATACTCGGAGCTTAGCACAAACTGTTGGTCTTGCGAAAATGTTTGCGGAGATGGCGACGAAACGGACTGCAACACGGACGGGCGGCTATATCTTCACCGCCCGCCTCAGAGCTGGTGCTATGTGGAGGCGGCGAAGGAAGGAGAAAAGGCATGAAAGTCTACATAGCCGGTAAAATCACCGGCGACCCGGGGTATCATTATCATTTCCACAAAGTGGAAGCGGAACTGTATAAGCGGGGAGACATCCCGATTAACCCCGCTGCACTGCCGGAGGGTATGGCACCGGCAGATTACATGCGAATTTGCTTTGCCATGATCGACGTTGCAGATATCGTTGTTTTCCTGCCGAGCGCAAAAGACAGCGCGGGCGCGCGGCTCGAAAGGGCGTATTGCGAGTACATCGGGAAGGTGACAGAAGATGTTTGAATTAAAACCCTGCCCGTTCTGCGGCGGCAAAGCTCGGCTGTTTGTAAATGGTGGGGTAAGAGTAGTTTGCACAAGATGCTATATGAGCACAAGAATACTAAAAGACGAGTTGGATTTCGGCACCAGCGCCGTAGAATCGTCGATCGAAGCATGGAACAGGAGGGCAGACAATGGCTGAATACATTGAGCGGGAGGCGCTCATTACCAAATTCAAGAAAATGGAGCTTGGCGAACATGGTTTGGTAGAAAGGCTATTTGCGGATGGAGTATATGCTGTCATCGCAGCGTTCCCCGCCGCCGACGTGGCCCCGGTGGTGCATGGGCGGTGGATAGTCCGATTTGACGGTCCGTATAAGCGCCGTAGATGCTATTGCTCGCATTGCGGAAAACATAACGGGGTTGGTGGCATCGCTCAAAATCAAGAGAAGCCTTACTGCCCCAACTGCGGGGCGAAAATGGACGGAGGTGCGGACAATGACGCTTAGAGAAAAACTAATGCACTACACGCATGATCTCGACTGCGGTGTCGATCTAAAACAAGAAGCTATTGCAACCATCGAACATATCGCACAATACATGGACGAAGATGAACTATTGCATCATAGCCGGCCCCTTGCTCTTGCCTATCTTGCTCTAACGGAAGATGCTTCTGTCCCCGTGGTGCGGTGCAAGGACTGCAAGTATTTTGTTAACGCGACCGCAGGGATCTCTGTGCAGGATATCGTCGAGTGCAAGTGCGACAGCTGGCTGCTGATCAGCGAGAGACAGAGAGGAGAGAAATGAAGCGATCCGGATATTTGCAGCAGAGAGACGGGAGAACGCAAGTGCTGCTGGACGTGATGCAGCGGGCGAAGCAGTACATGCTGGACACGCTGCTGATCACGATGCACGAGGACTTTGGCTGGGGCTATGACCGCCTCAGCCGCCTCGCGGAAAAGTGGGGCGAGACGTATGACGTCTATTTCCCGGCGATGCAGAGCACTGAGGAGTCAGACGTTTATCAGGAGAGACTTGACAGGGCAACGCGCAGCTATATCGGGGACAACCAGTTTTACCCGTTTGCAGAGCGCTACCCGGAGATCAAACAGTTAGGCTATGGGCCGAGGAGGGGAAAATGAAAAGCGAAGACATTTTGACCGCGCTGCGGCGCTTAAAAGTGGAAACGGGCTCGCTGGCCTGCATGGGCTGTGGCCGCGAGCACGACTGCGGCGTCCACGGCTGCCGAATCGTGCGGGATGCCGCGGAGCTGATCGAGAAGCTGACTGGCCGCTGCGCGCGCTACGCCGAGGAGATCGCGGTGCTGCAGGATCGGGAGAAGTGGGTGCCGGTGACGGAGCGGCTGCCGGAGGTCGAAGAATTTGAAGAAGGAGGAGGGATGTCAAAAGTTGTTTTGGGTATAGTCAAAAACGATTCTGGATTTCCACCTCCTAATCCATGCTTTTGCGTGTACCTTAGCGATGGTCGGTGGATGCTTCGCGGGGCGCCGGTAACAGTCACGCACTGGATGCCGCTGCCGGATGGGCCGGAGGTGGAGTGATGGAACGACTGACATTTGAGGGAAACTTCTGCGACATCGCGCAATGTGGTGTCATTCCAGGCGGCAGTTATTGCGAAAGCGGCAGCTGTACCCAGCGGAAAGTGTGGGAGCGGCTGAAAGCCTACGAGGACACGGGGCTTGAACCGGCGATGTGCGCCAATTACAAGACGTTTGAGGATGAGGCAATTAGTAAGGGCGTAACATTCAAGCGCATCGTCGAATTGATGAACGCTGACAAGGACGGGCGCGTGGTGGTGCTGCCGTGCAAGGTTGGAACCGCGACATATTATATCCATTATCCGATTGCGCTTTACCCAGATAAAAGTGAACCGGAAATTAAGAGGGGCATCTTTACTTTGCCCGATTTGGATCGGTTTGGTCACTCCGTTTTTCTCACCCGCGAGGAGGCGGAGAAAGCATTGGAGGCGATGAAATAGTGGATTGCTTTAATTATTCATGCCCTTTTCGAGAAAACACGTCAAGTAGTTGCAATAGGTGTGAGTGCGTAGCCTGCCAAAACAGAAGCGAGGCTGTGACATATATTGCAAGCAACCGCACATTGACAGAGACGGAGATGAGAGCATTGGAGGCGAAAAGCAATGACTGACATGGAACGTAAGACCTTCTGCGCGGCGCTCAGTCGCTATGGCGCGCAGGCGCAGATCACGATGGTTTTTGAAGAGATGGCCGAGCTGCAGGATGTGCTGTGCAAGTTCCTGCGCGGGCGCGTGGACGGCGACACGCTCGCCAACATCGTCCCAGTAAGGGACGATGCTTTTTGCAGCTACGGAAAGCCGAAGGAGGGCGCAGAATGAGATTCCTTGTGACGCTGGAACTGGACGCACCGGGCAATGCCGACCCGCAAGGCCTTAAGGAAAAAGCGGCAATGGACTTTGAAAAGTACGGCGGCGTGCGCGTAGTCAAGGTCGAGCGCGTGGAAGAGTATCAACAAATGACGATGGAGGTGCAAAATGGCAATTAACATAAAGAAGTACACCAAAGACCAGATGGCAAAGATGGTGGAGGAAGCGCAGGAAAAGCAGGGGGCAGCGGAAGCCGAGGCGGCGGCACATTTTAAGGACGGCGTAAAACTGGCCGAGGAAAATGAAAAGCTGCGTGGAGAGATCGGCACGCTGACCGAGCGGCTTGACCAGATGAACGGCGAGGCCATCAACAAGGCAAACGAGATCGCGAACCTGAAAGCGGACGCGGATGTGCTGCGAAACAAGCTCGCTGATACTGAGGCGGCGCTTGGGCGGGCGAATGCGCTTTGTGCACAGTTTCGATCTAACTTCACACTCGCATCGGATACCTGTTACAATGCAACGCAGCGCGCCGATTACGCAGAATCCCACCCGTGGCGCAACCTGTGGGCGTGGGTGAAGAGAAAGCTCGGTGGTGAGGGGAATGAGCACGTTTCCTGACCGGCTGCGCAGATTGCGCGAGCGCCACCAGTTAAAACGATGCGTATTATCTGAGCTGTGCAGGCTGAACCGTAACGCCATCAAGCGCTATGAGATGGGGACGCAAAAACCATCAATGGACGCGCTGATAAGCATTGCTGATTATTTTGGCGTGTCGATTGATTATCTGCTTGGTCGTTCGGACTACCCAAAAAGTTTATAAAATATTTTGCAAAACTCACTTATAAGTGAGTCAGGGCATTGCAATTATGGGAGAATAAAGCCGCAGAGGTGTAAAAGCCTTTGCGGTTCTCTCATTTATGGCGTTTACCTCCTGCGCCATAGCGGGGGCGCGGTGCTTTTCATCTTTTCACACCGCCCCCGCGACATGCCGCACGCGCGATGCAGCCCACGATCAGGGCCGAGAGGTCGCAACTCTCGTGCGGCACAGGACCCCGCGCACCTCTCAACGATGTGGCCCAGCGGGGACATATGCGGCATAGGTGCCCCGTAAGGGGAGACCACAGCGAGTGACGGGGACTTTCCCTGAAGTGCTAAAGCAGGGCAGGACTGCAATGCCGTACCAGATGTATGCTACCGCATTGCGGCACGGAAGGGTAAGACCGCTACAAGGGGCTTGCCTGTGCGCTGTATGAAAGCGGCAGGCCGAATAATCATTATTTGGCTGGCTCCGGCTATGAATGAAGAAACGGATACGACCGACATACCGGCGCAGGGCTGAAAGTTCCGTGGTTAGCGCGTACAGAACCATTTAGAGCGAACTCCAAGGCGTGTTCATCGAAAGGTATACGGAAGTGGTGAGGTAACGACTGCCCTTGGGCAAGGCCGTTGTGTAGGGTAGTATGCTTGACCGGTTCTGTACGGCTAATTGTGTAAGCAATTCAAACGGAAAGAATAACGCCCAATGTGGGCGGCGTTGTAGCCCCTCGGGGCGGGTAAAGTCTGCTATGTAAGGCCAAGGGGCGGGGGCTGGTAGCAAAAATAATTTGACAACGCTTATCGGCGTATCAAAGCGTTAATAAACTGTGACGGGCGGATGAAATTAGACCGCAGCACGACAGCAATTAACGCAAGGAATGCAAGCAGAAGCAAAACAAATGTAAGCAATTGCAAGCAAAATGTTTACATCGCATAGCTCAGAGAGAGAAAAGAAAAGTCCCCTTGTTCCCCCTTTCTTCTTCTCCCCCTTGCAACCCCCGTATTATCTTACCCCCTATAATCCCCCAAAAGAAAAGAGAGAGAACGACATTTTGCGCGCGAGAGCGACGAGGTGATGACATGGCTGCGCGTCTGACGGACCGGCAGAAAAAGAAAATACTGGCGGATTATGTGCAGACGAACAACTATTGCGCCACAGCAAAAATCAACGGTGTGTCCGCAACGACGGTCAAGAACCTTGTGCGGGCGAATGCCGACATTGTGGAAAAGTGCGAACAAAAAAAGGAAGAGAACACCGCCGATGTGATGGAGTACATGAACGACCACAAAGACCTTGTGTGTGCGTTCATCGGCAAGGGGCTTGAAATGCTCAACGACCCGGAGAAACTGGCGGCGGCAAATCTCAGCCAAATCACCACGGCGATGGGGACGCTGATCGACAAGTGGGCGATGATCGGCGGCAGTCCTGCCGACACGGTGAGAGAAGACGCGCTTAGTCAGAGCCTGCGCGAGATGGCAGAGGGGTTGGAGAGCGATGATTAGTGCAAAACAGCAGAAAATCCTCGCCTTCCCCTATTCCAAGTATGATGCGCTGATCTGTGACGGCGCTGTGCGTTCCGGCAAGACCTCTATCATGATGTGGGCGTTTGTCCGCTGGGCGATGGAGAATTTCAGCAGTCAGCGCTTCGGCGTGTGTGGCCGCACGGTGGATAGCTGCACCAAGAACATCATCGTGCCGTTCACGGCGATGAGCCTTGCAAAGGAACGCTATATCATCCGCTGGCGGCGCGGCGACAAGGTGATGGAAGTGCGGCGCGGCGCCGTGACGAATTACTTCGAGGTGTTCGGTGGAAAGGATGAGGCAAGCTATACGTTGATCCAAGGCCGCACGCTGGCGGGTGTGCTGCTGGACGAAGTGGTGCTGATGCCGCGCTCGTTTGTGGAACAGGCATTGACCCGCTGCTCGGTAGACGGGGCAAAGCTGTGGTTTTCCTGCAACCCGGGAAGCCCGCAGCACTGGTTTTATACAGAGTGGATACAGAGGAACAAAGAGCGAAACGCACTGTATCTGCATTTTGAAATGACAGATAACCCCGGCTTATCTCAAAAGACGCTGGAACGTTATCAAGCAATGTTTTCCGGCGTGTTCTACGACCGATACATTCGCGGCTTGTGGGTGGTGGCCGAGGGGCTGATCTATCCCATGTTTGACGAGAGCTGCATTGTGGACGAGCTTCCGGAAAAGGGAGAATACTATGTGTCCTGCGACTACGGCACGCTTAACCCATTTTCCGCTGGGCTGTGGCGCTGGGACGGGAAGACGGCCACGCGCATCCGCGAGTATTACTATTCCGGGCGCGAGAACCAGAAGAACAAGACGGATGAGGAATACGCCGATAAGATCGAAAAGCTTATCGGCGGGGCGGATGTCAAAAGTATCATCGTTGACCCGTCTGCCGCCTCGTTTATCGAGGTTTTGCGGCGGCGCGGTTATATGGTGCGAAAGGCCAGCAACGACGTAACAAACGGCATTATGACTACGGCGCGGTTTTTGCAGGACGGCGTAATTAAGATACACCGAGATTGCAAAGACTGCATTCGGGAGTTTGGTCTATATCGGTGGGACGAAAAAGCTGCTGATGACAGACCAATCAAGGAAAATGACCACGCAATGGATGAAACACGGTATTTTGCTTATACGGTACTGAAGAACAAGGCGTATCGGCGCGAGTATACCCCCATTTGGAACAGATAGGACGGTGAGCGGCTATCAAAACATATAACGACCTTGTAGCGGTCGGTGACAACGAGCAGGCGCGCATTGAGTTTGTCCGCAACACGATCAATGAGCACCGCGATAGCACGGCGTATAAAACGGCGGTGGATGCGGAGGCGTACTATGACGGCTTGAATCCGACAATCAACCGCTATGAGAAGATCATCTATGATATGCAGGGGCGCAGCCACACGGATATGTGGACGGCAAACCATAAGCTTGCAAGCCGGTTTTTCGGCATGGCCGTCGATCAGGAGGTTTCGTATCTTCTGGGTAACGGCGTGACCTTTGCGGAGAAGGAAACGCCGAAAAAGCTATGCCCGGACTTCGATCAGGAAGTCATGGATGCGGCGCGTGAAGCGAAAATCGCGGGCGTGTCCTTTGGTTTCTGGGATTTGACGCATTTGCGGGTGTTCTCTTTGCTTGAGTTTGTTCCCCTCTATGATGAGGAAGACGGTGCGATGAAGGCCGGCATCCGGTTCTGGCAGGTGGCGCCGGATAAGCCCTTGAGAGCGACGCTGTACGAGCTGGACGGGTTCACCGAGTATTTCCAGCCGAAGAACAAAGATATGAGAGTATTGCAGGAAAAGCGCAGCTACAAGCTCGTTATCCGCAAGGCCGAAGTCGGCGGAACAGAGATTTACGACGGCGGCAATTATCCGAGTTTCCCCATCGTGCCGCTGAAAAACAATAAGCGGTGCCTATCCGAGATCGCCGGCAAGCGCAACACCATTGACGCGCTGGACCTTGCATCCTCCAACATGGTCAACAATGTGGACGAGGGTAACCTAATCTATTGGGTGCTTTCTAACTGCAACGGCATGGACGATCTTGACGACGCGAAGTTTGTGGAGCGCTTGAAAACCACTCATGTTGCCCACGCCAACGGCGACGACGGTGCCAAGGTGGAGAGCAAGACCATCGAGGCCCCGTATGAGGGCACGAGCAGCACCATTGATATGCTGAAAAAGAAGCTCTATGAAGATTTCCAGTGCTTTGACGCTGCGGCGGTATCCGCAGGGAACCAGACGGCGACCGCAATCAAGGCCAGCTATGTGCCGCTGGATTTGAAAACGGACAAGTTTGAATCCGAGGTAACGCGGTTTATTGTGGAAATCCTGCGTCTGGCAGGAATTGAGGACCAGCCGAGCTACACGCGCAATCAGATCATCAACAAGAGCGAGGAAACGCAGAACATTCTTCTGGGTGCGGCGTATTACGATGACGAGTACATCACAAAGAAGCTGCTGACCATCAACGGTGACATTGACCAGTACGAGGACATGGCAAAGCGGAAGGTAGCAGAAGAACTTGACCGGATCTTTGAAGATCCGGACGCGCCGGGGGTGAGCGGCGATGGCGACCAGTGATCTTGGGCATCAACTAACCGACAAAGAGCTTGCAAAGCTGGAGCGGCGTATTGCAAAACTATATCGCGAGGCGGGGAAAGAACTGCAAGCTACCATCGACGCATATTTTGAGCAGTTTGCCAAGCGCGACGAGGAAATGAAGGCTCTGATCGGCACCGTGCAGAACGGTAAGGAGTGGACGGAGGCCGACTATAAGCAATGGCGGCTGAATCAGATCGGGCGCGGGGAACGCTATCAGGCTATGCGTGACAAGGTGGCGCACCGCGTGACCGATGCAAATGCTGTAGCAGTGTCCTACACCAACGATGCTACGCCTAGTATTTACTCCCTTAACCGCAACTATGCGGCGTACACTATCGAGAGTGTGACTGGGGACGTCGGCTTTGACCTGTGGGACGAGCAGACGGTCAAGCGGCTCATGGTAGAACAGCCGGATTTAATGCCGTATTACCCGCCGAAGCGCGCCTTAAAGCGCGGCATTGACCTTGCGTATGGGAAAAAGCAAATCACGGCAAGCGTCACCAGCTCTATCTTGCAGGGAAAGAGCATCAAGCACATGGCGGATGACCTGCAAAAGCGGATCACCACCATGAGCCGCGATTCCGCCATCCGCACCGCCAGAACCGCCGTGACCGGCGCGCAGAACGCCGGACGCATGGACAGCTACGCGGCGGCGGAAAAAATGGGTATTAAGCTCAAGAAACGTTGGCTTGCCACGCTGGACAATCTCACGCGACACGCTCATGCCATGCTGGACGGTCAGACGGTGGACATTGACGAGCCGTTTAAGGTCGATGGAGAAGAGATCATGTTTCCCGGGGACACTTCCGCACCCGGCTACCTCGTGTATAACTGCCGCTGCACGATGGTGGTCGAGGTTGACGGCGTAGATACGTCGGACGGGCTGAGACGCGCCAGAAACGCCGATACGGGGCAAACCGAAGTTATCTCGAATATGTCCTATGCTGAATGGGCCGGATGGAAAAAGGATACAAAGCAAGTTGCAAGTGCGGCAAAATCTGCTATAATAGAAGAAAGCAAGCCGTTGCCAATCACTATTTCGGATTGCACCACGGAGACGCGGAAATATGATTTTAGTGATGGAACGGAAAACGGGACGAGAAAATCCGCAAATGCCACGGTTTATAAAACTCCAGACGGAACAGAGTTTGTATTTCCGGTGAGTTACAATAAAGCGCACCAGACGATGACCCCAGAGAAAGCGGTTGAGCTTTGGAGTAAGGTTCCAGAAAAATTGCGGAATATGGGGCAAAAACAAATCATATTCCAAGATGTTCATAATCCGCAAGACAAATACTGGAGAAAGCGATACAAGAAATTCCGAGGCAGTTATGCTACGGGCGGGGATGACATCAATTTTTGGCGTTATGACTATCCGCATAACGACGATTATGTTGTGCGAACGTATTGCCATGAAATTGGGCATAAAGTTGACACGGACAATAGCGTAAATGGCACACGCTTCTCGGAGTACACATGGTGGACGGATGCAATGGCTGAGGATAAGAAGGTATCCGGTCAAAAATCGGTTACAGTCTACGGAGAAAACGCCAATTCCGAGGATTTTGCGGAAAGCATGGCCGAATTTGTTAAAAATCCGGACGCATTTAGAAAGAAGTTTCCAAACAGAGCAAAAATTATTGATATTTTCTTGAGATAAGGCGGTGAGCGCTTATGAAAACAAAAAAGTTCTATGATGACAATGGGAAACTTGTTAAAGAGCGCGTTTACGGGAAAACACCGTCCGGTGGCGATTATTCGGAAATCTGCTATATCGATAACAATCGAATGGTTATCAGAGAGTGCAAGGAGGATGGTACGCTTATTGCTGAAATATGGGGTGAGCGATGAGCGTTACAATCCAAGACCACAGCTCGGAGGTTTCCGCTGAAATCAAGGAGGCGCTGCTGCGGGGGCTGGAAAAGTGCGGGCTGGTGGCAGAGGGATATGCAAAAAAGCTGTGCCCCGTTGACACCGGCAATCTGCGCAATAGCATTACCCATATGATAGACGAGCAGGAACCGGCGGCAATCATCGGCACGAACAATGAGTATGCCGCTTACGTCGAGCTTGGCACCGGCATTTACGCCGAAGGCGGCGGCGGACGGCCTACGCCGTGGGTGTATCAGGACGCAAAGGGCAACTGGCATTACACGCGCGGCAACAAGGCACAGCCGTTTTTGAAACCTGCTGCCGCTGACCATGCGGGGCAGTATCGGGACATTTTGGAAAGCGAGCTGAAAAATGGATAACGAGACCATCAAGGCCATCGAGGCCATTATACGGCGCGGCAACGATGCTGAAATACGCCGAAAAGGCGATGGGTACATCGTTTTAGAGGTCAAGAAAACAATCAAATACAGCACTTCCGCGCAATAGGGCGCGGGAAAGGGCAATAGGAGCCAACTTGTAAGGATTTCTTACAGGTTGGCTCTTTTTCTTTTAGGAGGCAACGCATGGCTAACAGCAAAGTCAACATTTTAAGCACGGATTACGAAATTGTCGTTAAAAAGTACGGCGACGATGAGGCGTTTGAGCGCAGGAGCATTGACGGATATTGCGACCACCTTTTGAAGCAAATCGTAATTTGCGACATGACGACCTATAAGGGTTGGGAAAACGAGCCAGTAGAAACGGCAAGAGAGGCGCAAAAGCAAACGTTACGGCATGAAATTGTACACGCATTTTTCAGCGAAAGCGGTCTTTCGGATAGCGGGCTTTCTTTTGAAGGGGCATGGTGCAAAAACGAGGAGCTTGTCGACTGGATCGCATGGCAAGGGCCAAAAATCCACAAGGCGTGGGAAATGGCAAACGCAATTTAAAACAGGTAAACACCGCGAGGTACAGCGGTTTTTATACAACGTTCGCCCCCGAAGAATTGGGGCCAAGGAAAAGGAGAACGAATAACATGGCGAAATTTACGAGAGCGGAAATCAGAAATATTCTCGGCGAGGCTTGCACCGAAGAGATCGAAAATCGCTTGGTTGCGCTGCATCTGGGCGTGGTTGACCCCCTCAAGGACGATCTCACGAAGTACAAGGCGGACGCGGAGAAGCTGCCCAGCGTTCAGAAGGAATTGGACGACCTCAAGGCGGCAGGTGACGGCGGTTACAAGGAGAAGTACGAGAAGGAACACTCGGCCTTTGAAGCCTTTAAGACCGACATCACGGCAAAGGAGAGCAAGGCGGCAAAGGAAAAGGCCGTGCGTGCTTACTTTGAGAGCAAAAACATCACCGGCGCGAATCTCGACCTTGCGATGCGCGGCTGCGGCGAGGAAATGGCCGCATTGGAGCTGGACGGCGAGAAGATCAAGGACACCAAGGCCCTTGATGCACTTGTGGACGGCACCTATAAGGGGCTGGTCTCCACCACGCAGACAAAGGGCGCAAATCCCGCCAATCCCCCGGCGAACACCGGCGGCGCAAAAACCCGTGAGGACATTTACAAGAAGGACGATAAGGGCCGATATGTGATGTCTACAGCGGAGCGCCAGAAAGCGCTTGCCGATCTGATGGCAAGCGAAAACAACTGATTTTTTGAAAGGAGCTATTTATGGCTGCGAAAACTAATGTAACAACTTCTGCACAGTTTACCACTTCCGCCCGTGAGGTGGATTTCGTGTCCCGCTTCGCCGATAACTGGGACGCACTGCGTAACATCATGGGCATTATGCGTCCCATTCGCAAGGCCCCCGGCACGAAGCTGGTTTCCTACAAGGCCAGCGTGGACGGTGGCCTCAAGGGCGGCACCGTGGCAGAGGGTGACGAGATCCCCTTTACCAAGATGAAGGTGGAGCCTGTTGCCTATGGCGACATCGACATTTCCAAGTATGCCAAGAGCGTGACCATCGAGAGCGTGGCAAAGTACGGCGCTGACGTTGCCGTGGAGAAGACCGACGAGGCGTTCCTCGTGGCCCTGCAGAACAAGGTCCTGACCGACTTCTACACCTTCCTCGGTACCGGCACTTTGAAGGTGACCGAGAAAACGTGGCAGCGTGCTCTGGCTATGGCTAAGGGCAAGGTGCTGGACAAGTTTGCCGGTCTGGATAAGGACGTGACCGAGGTGGTGGGCTTTGCCAACATCATCGACGCTTACGATTACCTGGGCGACAAGGAGATCACCGTGCAGACGATGTTCGGCGTCAACTACGTGGAGAACTTCATGGGCTACCGCACCCTGTTCCTGCTGCCCGAGAAGTACATCGCCTCCAAGAAGGTGATCGCTCTGCCCGTGGAGAACATCGACCTGTACTATGTAGACCCGAGCGACAGCGACTTTGCCAAGCTGGGGCTGAATTACACCGTGAAGGGCGAGACCAACCTGATCGGCGTCCATGTTGACGGCGATTACAGCCGCGCCACGGGCGATATGTACGCCATCATGGGCATGAAGCTGTGGGCTGAGTATCTGGACGGCATTGCCGTGGCTACCGTTTCTGTGGCCGGCGCGGGTTAAATAGGAGGGCAGCGTAATGCTTGAACAGGTCTTACGGCACTTGAACAACTGGTTCCTTGTGGATATCTACGAGGGAGAGTTCACCGTGGAGAACGGCAGCATTGCGCTGCCCTTTCTCCTGACCAATCAATATTTCCGCATCTGCGGTTCCGTATTTAACGATGGCCTGCACCAGTACCCGGCGACCGACCTTACGGATGAAACCTTTACCGGGACAGTGTGGGCGCTGGCGGTGCCCAAGGCTGTGGTTGTGCTTGCCGAAGATATCGCCGAGTGGGAAGAAAAGAACGGTGAGGCCGTTTTAAGCCCGTACACGAGCGAAAGCTTCGGCGGGTACAGTTACACCAAGGCGAGCGGCGGAAATGCCGACACGAGCGCCGGGACGGGCTGGCAGGGCGCTTTTAAAGGCCGGTTAAATGACTGGCGCAAGCTCAAGGGGGTGGAACCGTGAGTTTACTGGACGATTTTGCCCACAAGTGCATTCTGATGGAGAAAAAGCGCACGCCTGACGGCGCGGGCGGCTACATCACTGTGTGGGAAGAGGGCGCGGAGTTCCTCAATTACCAGTCTCTTGACACATCGATGGAGGCGCGAAAAGCGGAAAAGGAGGGTGTGACCTCGGTATATTCCGCGCTGGTCAGTCAGAGCGTTCCCATCGAGTACAACGATTATTTCCGCGATACGGAAACGGGGATTATTTATCGTGTGACCTCAAATCCAGAGGAAAAGGCCGCACCGAGGTCTGCGGGCGCAATCATTAAGGCGCTGAAATTCTTCACCGCGGAGCGAAAGGAGCTGCCAAAATGACAAAGGACAAGGCGCTCCATGCGTGGTTTTCCCAATTTCTTCCGGCGTATCCGACCTCCAACGTGCCGGATGACGCGGTTTTCCCGTGGCTGACCTATGAGCTTATCACAGGATCATGGGAGAGCGGCGAGATCGCGCTGACGGTCAACCTCTGGTATTACACCGAGAGCGAGGCGGTGCCGAACGCCAAGGCGCAAGAAATCAGCGACGCAATCGGCATGGGCGGCTGTATGGTCGCCTATGACGGCGGCGCGATGTGGATCAAGCGCGGCTCCCCGTGGTGCCAGAACATCGCGGACGAAAGCGATAAAAACATCAAGCGGCGGTATCTCAACATTACGGTTGAGTTCCTGTCGCAAAACTGATGAAAGGACAACGACATGAAATTTACCAAGATTCCTTCTGATGCGTTTCAAAAGCTTCAGATCAATGCCGGTATCTTGACGACCGAATTTACACCGGCGACCGGCACCATCGGCGAGGCGGGGCAGATCGGCGCAACGACCGGCGGTGTCAATTTTACCGCTACGCCGACCTATTCGGACTTCGGCGAGGATATCGACAACTGCCCTAAGAACATGAAGGAGCTGAAAAAGCTCGATTCGTGGGAGGCCAAGATGACCGGTACGTTTGTCAATGCCGATACCGCCATTGCAAAGCGGCTGTGCGGCGCGGCGGACATCGGAACGACCGACACGACCAAGGTCACACCGCGCAACGACCTCAAGGACGCGGACTTTGATGATATCTGGCTTGTGGGCGATTACTCCGACAAGAACGGCGAAACCAACGGCGGCTTTATTGCCATCAAGCTGCTCAACGCGCTTTCCACGGGCGGCTTCCAGCTCAAGACGGCGGACAAGTCCAAGGGGCAGTTTGCGTTCGAGTTTACCGGCCACTATTCCATGAGCGCGCAGGACACCGTTCCCTTTGAAATCTACATCAAGGCCGGCACGGCGGAGGCGTAAATGAGACTTTCCGACATTCAGGGCGAGCGCGTCTTTGACGTCATCGCGGATATCATCGACCCGATTGCCAACATTGCGGAGGACGATGCGGCATCCGCGATGTTCAAGCGCGAGAAGCTGCCCGAGGGCATGACAGCCAAAAAGTTTATGACGCAGCGGGCGCGAAAAGCGCTCCCTGCGCTGCTCAAGGGCCACAAGGGCGACATCATTGCCATTCTTGCCTCTATTGAGGGCGTGAGCGTGGAGAGCTACAAGGGCGCGCTGAACCTCGTCAAGCTGATGCGCGACGCGACGGAGCTTTTGACCGATGAAGCATTCGGCGCGCTTTTTCTCTCAGCGCAGAGCGGGAAATCCTCTGGCTCTGCGCAGGAGAATACCGAGGACGAAAACAAGTAAAGCCGTTCCTGCGATACTGCACAGCGCGGCTCAATGAAAAAGCGAGAAACGACGCATACCGTATTTATGTGACGGACGCGCTGCGCATTGTGGCCGAAAACACGTCGCGATACGCGGGCGGAAACTACATCAAAGCGCGATACGCGGACATTATTGAGCCGAAAAAGCAGGACAACAGAACGTGCGAAGAGATTACCGCCGATGTGGTCGCGCGGTGCGGATTGGTGGTGAAACATGAATCTACTTGATTTATTTGTCAAAATCAGCGTAGACGACGGAGACGTAGACAAGGGCTTTTCGGAGACAAGTAGCAAGGCGGAAACGCTTGCTGGCAAACTGAAAGGCGGGCTTGCTACGGCGGCAAAGGTCGGCGGTGCCGCGATTGCGGCGGCTGGCGCGGCTGCGGTTGCCATTACAAAACAGGCCGTAGAAAATTACGGCGAATATGAGCAGCTGGTCGGCGGCGTGGAAACGCTTTTCAAGTCCTCTGCCGATACCGTGATGCAGTACGCCGCGAACGCATACCAGACGGCGGGCATGAGCGCGAATGAGTACATGACTACCGTGACGGCATTTTCTGCGTCTCTGCTGCAATCGATGGGCAACGACACGGATGCGGCAGCGGAAAAGGCGAATCTGGCCATTACCGACATGTCGGACAACGCAAATAAGATGGGCACGGACATGCAGTCCATCCAGAACGCCTATCAGGGCTTTGCCAAGCAGAACTACACCATGCTGGACAACCTAAAGCTGGGCTATGGTGGCACAAAAGAAGAAATGCAGCGTCTTTTGGACGATGCAAATGCTCTGAATGCCGCACAGGGCAACTACACCAATTACACCATCAGTAGCTACGCGGATATCGTTGACGCTATCCATACCGTGCAAACGGAGATGGGTATTACAGGCACGACGCAGCTGGAAGCCAGCACGACGATCCAAGGCTCTATCGCGTCGATGAAAGCGGCGTATGACAACTTTATCACAGGGCTGGGTGACGAAAACGCCGACATGGCGGAACTCACCACGAACCTTTTAGGAAGCACCGTGACGGTTGCGGAAAACCTTTTGCCGGTCGTTGAGAAAATCCTTGAAAACATCGGTGTTGTGGTGCAGGAAAAAGGCCCTGAAATGATTGAGAAATTTGTGGGCTATGCCATCGAAAAACTGCCGCAGGTCATTGAGCTGGGCATGAAGATGGTGTTGGCGATCGTCAGCGGCCTTGCTGATAATTTGCCGCAAATCGTTCGGTCGGTGCTTGACATGATGGCGACCATTGTAAAGACCTTCGTTTCCTCGCTCCCCGATATCGTAAATGTCGGCAAGCAGATCGTGAAGGGCCTGTGGGAAGGTATCAAGGCAATGGGCAGCTGGATCAAGAATAAAATTGGCAACTTCTTCTCTGGAATTGTTTCAGGCGTAAAAAGCAAGCTGGGGATCCATTCCCCGTCCCGCGTATTTGCCGGAATCGGCGAGAATATGGCGCTTGGTCTCGGCGAGGGTTGGGACAACAAGTACGACAGCATTAAGCGCGGCATCACTGGCGGGCTGGACTTTGGCACGGCACAGATCGGCACGGAACAATCTTTCGGCGGTCAGATGCGCAGCGCGCTATCTTCTCTCGGCAATGGGGGCGGAGATATTACCATTGTCGTGCAGTCTGTCCTTGACGGGAAGATCATCGGCGAATCCGTGAGCAAGTACAATCGGCAAATGCAGCGGGCTATGGGGGTGTAAATGAATATTACATTACGAATTGGCTCGTTGGATGTGCACGAAAACGTGTCCACTTACAATGTGCGGCGCGAGGTGAGTTATAGAAAGGTCATCACAACGATGGATGACACGGAGCACGCGGCCCGCTCGAAAGACAGATATATTGTCGAAACATCGTTTTTCCCGACGACAGAAGCCGAATCCACGGAATATTACAACGCGTTGATGGGTGACACCGTGAGCGTGACGTTTACCGACCCTTATAGCGGTGCGGACACAGTAAAGACCATGCGTGTAACAAGCGATTTAGAAGCCGCGTTTGCGCTGGTCAGCGTGGATGGTAACCGGCGCTATAAAGGCGGCGCAATACAGTTGAGGGAGATTTAATGCACAGCGTAAGTGATTTATACTTAACACTGCTTGCTAACCGGAATCATCGCGTAGAAACCAAATTAAGCATTGCGGGGGTGGAATATAGTCAAGCGGACATCGTAAAAAACAGCTTACGAGTGTATGGCGGACTGTATTCCACCTTTGGCATTGGGAATTGTTCGGCTCGGCAAATCGACGTCGAGCTTTACCCAAAAGGCACGATTCCACGGCAGGCGAAAATTGAGGTCTACATGCGGCTGCGGCTCGGCGAGCAGGTGAGCGAGTGGATCCCCAAGGGCGTGTTTTTCTTCTCCACGCGCAAGACTGACCGGATCACGGGCGTTTTGAGTGTGCACGGATATGATGCGATGCTCAAAGCCGAGGAGACGTGGCTCGACAGCACCTATGACGCCAAGACTTGGCCGATGCCGGCGGCGACGGCGGTCGCCGACATTGCGGCGCGCATGGGCGTGGCAGTGGACAGCCGCACGGTATTGGATGCGGCGTTCCCCGTGCAGTACCCGGTGGATGACAAGGGAGATATGACGATGCGCGAGGCGCTTGGGCGTATCGCAGTCGCCAACGCGGGAAACTGGACCATCACGGACGAAGGAAAGCTGCTGCTGGTGGGCTTAAACTCCATGCCCGCTGAAACCCACTATCTCATCACGGAGACCGGCAGCGCCATCACCTTTGGCGGCGTGCGCATCCTTGTGTAAGGAGGGCAACATGGACAAAACCTATTTAGGGCGGCGGCTGGCGAAGTTTTCCCCCGGGATCGCGTCGCAGCCTATCTCCAAGGTGGAGCTGCTGAACGATAACGGCGATGTGGTCGGTGTGTCCGGATCGGACACCGGGCGGACGCTGACGGCCTTGCAGCCGGACGGCACGAATGCGATGGCGGCGGCGATCCTCGCCAAAGTTTCCGGTTACAAGCACGTTGGATACGAGGGCAGCAAAGCGCTGCTTGACCCTGCGGTGGAGCTTGGCGACGCGGTGACGGTAGACAGGCTCTATGTGCCGCTCATCGCGCTGGACATGACGTTTGATCCACTGCTCGCGCCGGACATCTCCGCGCCGGACGCGGACGAGCTGGACGACGAGTACCCGTACAAATCGCCGACGCAGCGGCAGATCGAGCGCAACATGGCCAAGACTCGGTCGCTCATCACCAAAACCAACGAGGAGATCAACCTCAAGGTGGAGGGCATCGACGGGCGGGTCTCGAACATCAATCAAACGGTCGATGGGATCAGGCTATCCGTCACGTCAGCGTCCAACCCGGATGGCCAGACGACCGCGACGATCACGCTCAAAGTCGGGCCAAACAACTACACCGGCTACATCAAGCTCGACGGAAACGTGGACGTCTCCGGTCAGCTTTCGGCTGACGCGCTTTACGCAGCTTTCGGCGAGATCGCGGACTTGAGCGTCAACCGGCTTTCGACCTCGCGCCGGGTGGTCAAGTATCTTGCTAAAGACACAACGGACGACAATTTTATTCGCGTGGAGGGACAGAGCCTTGAGTTTGTTGCAGGCATCGCCAAGAGCACGACGGAGCAGGCGAAAAACCCGAACGGGGAGCTGATCTACTGGGAGGCAGACCCCGCGGGCGCGTCGATCGGCTCGGACGGCTATCCTTATGCAAACGGCGAGCGCATTTTCACCACCACCAAGCAGACGAGCTGGCCAGTGATGGTCTACCAATACGAGGAGCAGGTCAAGCGCGCGATCTCGTTTCAATCGGACGGCCAATACTACTACCCTGTGGACGTCTTCGGCGCGGGCGACAACAACGGCAAGCAGCGCGGCTACCTCGTCAAGCGGCAGAACTCGCTGGAGCTGACGTACGAGACGAGCACGGGCAAACAGCTCGGCCTCGCCGCGCGGGACGAGGGGTATTTGGATTTGATAGGGATGAGAAAAACTGTTGGGCTCAACTTTTCTGGATGGGACAAGGGCAGCTGGGGTGTTCTGCTGGAAGGCGTTACGGAAATGCTGAATTACGGCGTCACGCTGAACAGTGCGGGAGTCCCGGTGAAGATCACATACCCGGATGGGACGGACTGCCCCATCTACTGGTAGGAGGCGGCAATGGCGATCAAACACAAAAAGAGCTTTTTAACAGGATATCTGACCGGACAGGCAATCAAGCGCGGGTTCAATGGCACGTTTGACGCGCACCGCCCGGATGGCAGTGGCACGCTGCGCGGCTATGATGCAGCCAGCTTTAAGGCAGGGCTGGCCGCGGGGCTGTGCGGAGACGGATATTTGCTGCCGTATACGCCGCCGGAGAAAAAACCGGGGATATTTGACGTCGAGGTCAACTGTGATGAGGTCATCATCGACCTGTATCTGCGCAATGCCCGCGGCGAGGCGACCGCGCCGAGTATCTACGGATTGCAAGACATGGGGAGGTGGCTGCGGGACAACAATGTCAAGACTATCAGCGACTTCTATACCTTCTGCGAGAGCGCAGCGCCGCACTTTGGCGGGGTGTTCAGTAAGAAGAATGCAGCACGGGTCACGGCGTTGTTTTATAACCGCTCTTATTTGCACGAGATATGTGCAAAAAAAACGCTCCCCTTCTCCTATCTCATTCGCGATGCTTATATGGCCGGCAAGATGACATGGGAGCAATTCATGGACAACAAGCTTTCCGTGGATTCCCGTCTGGACAACTGGACATTCACACTGACACAGCATGTAAAAGCGGACTGTGGAGCAAGTGGCGCGGCAGCTTTGACGCCGGTATATGTCATTAAGACCTATGTTCTTTGCCCTGGGAGGTATAGGTTCTCATTCGTTGAGACAGTGTCTCCTCCGTTTGACGACGACGACACTTCCAAGGCATGGGTAGCAGTTGCTGTCCCTGGAGTATTTGGCAATACAAGCAACCTTAAAACGAAACACAGCCAAGGTGACCTTTACTATCTTGCATCCGGAGAGAGCCTTGAGTTTGAAGTCCCAGTGGGGTCACTAGAGCATTCGCATCTCTTCATCAATCTGTGGCCGTGGCCACCCTTTAAGGTGGATGGATATAATGCTATGACGGATCAGGCGCACCGCAGCTACCATGCGGGGATGACCCACGTTCAGACGCTCGCCATGGATCTGCAACTTATTGAGATATATCCAATGCGCACACCGGACAAAAATGCAAATTTGACAAGACTGCTCCGGGCGGTCGATGCACTCGATGATTATAGAATCAAAAATGAAGAACTCGACAGACTCGAAGATCTCACACTGGTGGATGAATACAAGCTGTTAGTCAGTGGTTCACCACACGATTCAAAGGTATACCGGGCGACCGCAGCAAAAACAAAACACGGTGTTGGAGAAGACGACTTGCCGAAAGCACAGATCACCGCTCTTGCAACGGTTGAAAGCGGCATGAACGAGGTAAACGCCAACGGAGTGGAGACGCCGGTCGACGCGGTATCTCTCAGCCTCGTTCTGGGGGAGGCTGCGCCGGGGCTGTCTTACCAGAAACACCAGATCGCGGGAGAAAAACTGAATTTGATCAATTCGTGGACTGCTCCGATCGTGCAGAGGAGGGATGAGGAGAAGTGAGAAAGGAGAAAGAGACGCGCGGGGCTGTTATCGCATACGCGCTCAACCTGATTGACCTATTCTGCACGCTCTGGGCGCTGCGGCGCGGGGCGGTGGAGCTTAATCCCCTGATGCGCTCCGTCCCGTTCATGGCCTGCTACAAGGTCGGCGCGGTGTGGGGGCTGCTGTGGTGGCTCTCTACCCGGAGGGAGAGGGCGGCGCGGTATGCGCTATACGCTGCTGCCGTGGTCTACGGGGCGGTGGACGTATACCATATGATCAACATTTTACGATAAAGGAGGGCAACATGGACAAAACCATTGACGATCTGCTTGCGGCAGAAGCTGTAACGGCGGATGATCTCTTTGTGGTGCAGCAAAATGCGACGGCAAAAAAGGTTACCGGGGACGCTTTGCGCAAATATTTTGGGCAGGAGGCCGAGTTACCAAAGCCTGATGGCGCGGAAGAAGGTGCTTTTCTCCGCGTCCGAAATAAAAAGTGGGTGGCGGAAAAATCACCTGTTCTCATCGACTTGTATTCCGCGGGTGTGAATGCAGACCCAGCGCAGTCTGGGGAATCCCTCTCATTTGAGGTATCTACAGATATCGGGGCTCAGCTTGTGGCTGCCGCCAAGAACGGTGGGGCGCTGCTCAAATTCGGGTTCTTGGGTGATCAAGATCGCTTGTCGGTACAGGCATATTTTGTCGGGATCATGATCGAAGGAGTGGAAACGTACCAGTTCTATGGCAAGGCGTTTTACGGATCGTGGGGCGTCAATATCTTTTTCAATGTGATTCTGCAAAATAGCAGTGCCACAATATCCTCTTTCTGCACAATCGACCAACCGCGGCTACCGGAAGCGGCTGACGACGGGGCGTTTCTGCGGTGGAGCAGTGCACAGGACAAGTGGGTGGCAGAAGTCTTGCCTATGGCGGAAGGAGGGACATTTTAATGGCTGAATTTTTAGTAAAGGACACGAGCCTGACGGCAGTTGCGGACGCTATCCGCGAGAAGGGCGGCACGACCGCGCCTTTGAGCTTTCCGGCGGGGATGGCTAAGGCGGTGAGAGGTATCCCGTCCGGCGGGACTGATATCTCTCTTGGCCTGACCGCTGCCACCGTGGGCCAGACTGTCAAGGTCAAGGCTGTTGATACTGACGGCAAGCCGACGGAGTGGGAGGCGGTGGATGCCGTGGGGGCCGAAACGTGGGAAAAGATTGATGTCATCCCATTGACGGCGGGCGTTACATTATATGATATAGCCAATTTTAGTGGATACACTAAAATTGCGATATCAATGGTGAAGCCAATGACAAAAGACGGCAGTGGAACGGTACAAGTATATATTTACAAAAAGTCTAACCCTGATTCCTCCATAACATCCTATATTATCGATTCCGGTTTTTTTAAGGGAGCCTACGGGTATATCGAACTTGCCAAAGATGAGCCGTTTTTGCGATATATACAATTGTTCCGCAACAATGTCGGGACGCCCGGAACCGGCGGCATAGGTATCCCTAAAGACAACTTAGATTTGACCGACCTCGGCGCGGTAAAAATAGTGTTACCTGAGGCATACTCGCAAAATTTCGATGGAACTGGCACTTTGACGATAAGGGGGCTGAAATGAAAGCATACACAAATGGCATAATCCGTGACATGACCGCCGATGAAATCGCGGAGCTGGAAAAGCTGGCAACCGAAATGCCCGCACCTGAACCCTCACCCGAAGAGCGTATCGCCGCGCTGGAAAAGGACAACACCGAGCTGCGCGATGCAATGGAGGCACTGCTTACGGGGGTGACGGCATGAGCGATATGAGAGAGCGCATCATCGCGTACAACAAGGAGGTCAAGGCCGCCTTGCAGGAGGTCTACAACGACCTCAACCACGGCCAGCGCAAAAAGCTGCTGCGTAACCCTGCCATCCGCGCGATGTTTGAGCGGTATGGCGTTAAAATCGAAGAGTAAACGAGAAAGGGAGCGGGATATGGATAATGCAAAGCACTACGATGATGCAGAGATCGCGCTGATCGAAAGTCGATGCAAAAGTAATACGCACCGCATCAACGAGCTGCAGGAGCATCAAACAGCGCTTGACAGGCTGGCAACGTCGGTCGAGGTGCTGGCGACCAAGCAGGAAACCGTTGAGGGAGACGTCAAGGAAATCAAAGAGGACGTGAAAGCCATCACGGGCAAGGCGGGGAAACGCTGGGACGGGCTGGTCGACAAGGCTCTCGCGGCGCTGGCGGGCGCGTTTATCGCGTGGCTGCTATCGGGTGTGGCTTTATGAAGAAGCTGAGAAAGCGGGACAAGTACGTCATCGCGGCAGTGCTCAACCTCTGCTGGTACTGCATTGCGGTGCTCGTATTGACCGCGCATGACAAGGTAGTGCCGGACAGTCTGACCGTCGCGTGGTTCGCCGCGTGGACGGCAGAACTGGGGCTGCTGGCGGGAATCAAAATCAAGGGAAAGGACGAATAACATGAACGAAAGAATCATCAAGCGTATCTCAAACCTTATGAGTGTCAAAAGCATCGTGACGCTGGTGCTGACGGGCGTATTTGCGTACATGGCCGTCACGGGGAACATTTCGCAGGACTTCATGACGATATACGCGGTCATCATCGCGTTCTACTTCGGCACGCAGAGCCAGAAGACGCAGGACGTGATCGACAGCAAGGGTGACGGCGATGTATCACAGTAGGGACATTGCCGACCTGCGGGCGGACGTGCGCGCAAACTGCGTCATCTTTATCGGCCTCTGCAAGGAGGCGGGCTTGCCCGTTCTGGTGACGGAGACGGTCAGGGATGACGAGTACCAGCGCTATCTTGCCGCAAACGGCTATGCGGCAAAGACCGCGACGAGGCCGACGTTCCACGGCGTCAAGGCGGGTTTGGCGTTTGACATCTGCAAAAACGTCAAGGGGCATGAGTACGACGATCCGTCGTTCTTCGCCCGCTGCGGGCAGATCGGAAAACAGGTCGGGTTTTCGTGGGGCGGCGACTGGAAGAAATTCCCGGACAAGCCGCATTTTCAATGGGACAGCCATATGCGATACACAGGGCGCATGATCTTGGCGGGCAAGTATCCGCCGGAAATGGAGGAGTACATGGATCAGGCAACATTTAACAAGATGATGGACAGCTATTTGGCACAGCTCGGCACCAAGCCCGTCTCCACGTGGGCGGCGAAGGACTGGGCGGCGGCAAAGGCGGCGGGCATCACGGACGGCAGCGCGCCGCAGAGATTCATCACGCGGCAGGAAGTCGTGACGATGATCCAGAGAGCGGCAAAATAACGGTGCCCTAATCGGGCACGGAAAGGAAAACGGGCGGGAGGCCTGCAACGTCTCCCCTCGCGTGAGCGCTCTGCAAGCCCCAGCGCACAGCATGGACAAGCAGCACCGATCGATCCGCGCGCAACTATCCTCTATGGCCCCGCGCAGGGCTATAGCATACATCCAAGCCTATGACCTGCCGCCCGATGAGATGGCATGCCTCATCGAGTGTGACGTGAGGCGCAAGAGCTACGCGCAAGTGTGTGCAGCGCTGCACCTGTCGCCGGAGGCGGTCAACCGCTGCCGCAGGCGAGCATATCAAAAAATAGCAGATGGACAAAGAGAGCACCGAGGTTAATCGGTGCTCTCTTTTTGCGGTTATATAAAATCTTTTGGATTCACGCCGAGAACATCGGCAATGGCGATCAGGTTTCTTGCGGTTAAATTACCGGCGTCGGCGTCTCCCATTTCCACGCGCTGAATCTGGCGGCGGTTCATGCCTGATTTGACAGCGAGGTCGGTTTGCGTGAGGCCTGCCATGCGGCGCGACCATTCAAGCTTTGAGATTGGGCGGTTATGGCAGTCACGCCCGTAATTGACCAGCGAACAGGCAGTGCAATCGCTTTCTGCAAACTGGCAGTCCGGATATTTCTTCCCCATAGGACACCTCAAGCGTCAATCTCTTCCGCATCGCCGTTACCGGCGTTAACCAGATCGACAATCTCGCGAAGACAAGCAGCGGGGTTTTCTTCGCCACCCTCCCAGCCGTCCGCAATGGGGTCACTGCCATCTTTGAGAGCAGCCAGCGTGTCGAGCACGAGGCCGCGATCAAAGTCACTCAGATAATAAACGCATTCGCCGTCTTTGTTCAAAATGGCAAGATGCAGGCCGCCAGCGTTGTCTTCAAACATTCGATACGTGTACTTCATGGCTATTTCCTCCCGGAAGTTTCCCTTTTGTTTATGTTTCCGTTGTACGCTAATATTAGCGCGCAGTCAAGAGCTTTTTTAGGACTTCGCAAAATATTTTTTGACCAAATAATGACCAAACGATGACCATTTGCGGGGCGCGATACACGATATGATAGGGGCAACAAAAGGAGGTGCGCGAAATGTACGAACGACTTTTAGCTTGTGGATTTACCGAGCAAATGGCGATGGACATTTTGACGCTGTTTCCTGATCCTGACGAGCTGCGCACTTATGTCTATTTCGCGGAGCTTTTCCATGTATAGCTACTTCAACCCAAACCCCGCAGGGCGCAACGTATCAGACTGCACCGTGCGCGCGATCTGTAAGGCGACCGGCAAGGACTGGGGCGAGGTCTATTTATTTCTCTGCATACAGGGGTACTTAGACGGCGATTTGCCAAATGCAAACGCCTGTTGGGGCGCTTATCTGCGGACTTTGGGCTACCGGAGATACATTATACCGGACACTTGCCCGGACTGCTATACGGTCGGCAAGTTTGCTGATGAGTACCCGCGTGGGACGTATATCCTCGCGCTCTCCGGGCATGTTGTGTGCGTGCAAGACGGCGTGATCTACGACAGTTGGAACAGCGAGAACGAAATCCCGCTTTATTATTGGGTAAAAGAAACGGAGGAATGAACATGGCATATCCCTATTTCAATCCCTATTATCCGCAGCCAATGCCGGACAACCTCATGCAGATGCGGCAGATGCAGCAGATGCAGCAGCCACAGATGCAGCCCATGCAGCAGCCTATGTCGCAGCCAGTGCAACAGAACCCCATCGCACAGGGCGGCGTGCAGTGGGTAAGCGGCGAGCAGGAGGCGAGAGGCTATCTCATCGCGCCCAACTCTGCCGTAGCGTTGTGGGATTCCACCGCCCCCACCGTGTACCTCAAGCAGGCAGACGCAAGCGGCAAGCCGACGCTCAAGATTTACGACCTCGTAGAGCGCGCAGAAACGGCTTCTAACGCGCCGCAAAAACCGGGCGCGGAATTTGTCACCCGCGAGGAGTTCGACCGTCTGGCGGCGCTTGTGGGCGAAATAAAGGGCAAGAAGAAGCGCAAGATCGAGGAGGACGAGGACGATGACTAATCCGTTTATGGCCGCGCTTGGCGGCGGGCAAATGCCCGGACCGGTAGGCCAGTTCCAGCGCATGATGCAGCAGTTTCAGCAATTTAAGGCAAACTTTCAGGGCGATCCAAAAGCAGAGGTCGAAAAGCTTTTGCAGAGCGGTAGGCTGAACCAGCAGCAGCTCAATCAGCTTCAGCAGATGGCAAAGCAGTTTCAAAGCCTGATGCAGTAATCATCAACATAAATCAACATCGTGGCCACGATTTGATGAATAAAAATTTTTCAAAGGAGTGATACTATGTCTCTTTCTGACGGCGGCGTTCAGGCCACTATGCCTGTTGCGCCAACCGGCATGATGAACAGCGGCTTTGGCGGCTTCGGCGGCGATGGCGCGTGGTGGATCATCATTCTTTTCCTGTTTGTGTTCTGCGGCTGGGGCGGCAACGGCTGGGGAAACAACGGCAATTCCGGCGGCGTGGTCGACGGCTACGTGTTGACCTCTGATTTTGCCAATGTCGAGCGCAAGATCGACAGTGTAAATCAAGGCCTTTGCGACGGATTTTACCAGCAGGCGCAGCTTGTCAACGGCACCAACATGGCAATGGCAAACGGCTTTGCACAGGCCGAGCTTTCCCGCAGCAACCAGCAGGCGGCGCTGATGCAGCAGCTCAACGCCATGCAGATGCAGGCCGCAAATTGCTGCTGCGAGAATCGCGCGGCTATCGCGCAGGTGCGCTACGACATGGCGGCGCAGGCGTGTGACACGCGCAACACCGTGCAGAACGCGACCCGCGACATCATCGACGCGATGAACAGCGGGTTCCGCGGCATCGATCAGCGTCTAACCGCGCAGGAGATCGCTGCGAAGGACGCGAAGATTGCTGAACAGAACCAGCGTCTTTTTGCCGCTGACCTCGCGGCCTCTCAGGCTGCTCAGACGCTTGATATGCGCAACTATGTTAGCGCACAGTTCGCGTATTACAACCCGCGCCCCGTTCCTTCTTTTGAGGTTCCTGCACCTTATCAGTACGGGGGTTGCGGCTGCGGCTGCAATCAGGGCTGCGGCTGCTGACAACTGCATAGCATAGCTTTTTGTTGGCAATGTTTTGTTGACGCCAACAAAATGTTCGGCCCCGTGCCGATACTAACAACAACGCGGCGGGGCAATAGCTCCGCCGCTGTATTTTTTTGAAAGGACTGAACTTATGAAAACGATTGACGATTTGAAACAAGAATTTGTAGACCATCTTGCCGCTATGGATAAGTCCGAAATGAGCATGCTCGAACTCGCAAACTATGCCGATCTGCTGCATAAGGCGGACGCTCTCTTCAAGCCAAGCTATACAGATGTACTTGCATCCGGCTTCATTCCCCCTTTTGCGGCAACTACTTGGAAAAAGGAGGAGAAGAAAAATGGCTGAATACGTTACCGCTGGCATTGTTACCGTTCCTGCTGGACAGAATGTGCCGATGGTCTCCACGGCGGCTTGCGGCAAGCCCTGCATCGTTCACCGCGAGGGCAGCGGGCTTGTTACCCTTCGTGGTCTGACGCAGCAGTGCAAAGCACGCTTTAAAGTGAGCTTTGGCGCGAACATTGCCGTTCCCACGGGCGGAACGGTAGGCGCGATCACCACGGCGCTTGCCGTCAACGGCGAAGCGCTCAACGGAGCAACGGCGACCGTCACCCCGGCTGCTGTGGAAAACTATTTTAACGTCTACGTCAGCGCCATCGTGGAAGTGCCGCGCGGCTGCTGTGTGACGGTGGCGGCGAAGAATACAAGCGCGCAGGCGGTTAGTTTTGCCAATAGCAATCTGACCATCGACCGCGTGAGCTGAAAGGAGAATGGACAATGAATATGAAATCTATGTATGATCTGCGCGACATGCTCTGCAAGGAGCTGGAAGAAATTACCCGCAAGGGCGAGCTTGGCGCGGGCGACCTTGACATCGTGCATAAGCTGACCGATACCATCAAGAACATCGACAAGATCGAAGCGATGGGGGAAGACGGCTATTCCAGCCGCCTCGACGAGCACGACATGCGCGGCAGAAGCAGACGCGGCACGCATTATGTGCGCGGCCACTATTCCCGTGACGGCGGCATCGACAACATGAAACGCCAGTTGCAGGAAATGCTGGACAACGCCGACGACGAAAGCATCCGCAGAGCCATCCAGCGCTGCATGGACACGATTGAGGGCTAAAGGGGGTGCACCCCTATGGTCGACGAGAATGAGGTCAATCGCTGGATAGCTCGCCTCGAGACGGAAGAATCGAGCTGGAAAAACTATGAGCGCCTTGCCGTGCTGTATGCCATCCGTGACCAGCAAAGCGGCATTAGGGAGAGGGCTTTGCCGATGGCATACTCCGCAGCGCCCGCGCCGGTCAACGTCGAAACATACGGCGACAGCGATTTTCTGCGGGCTGTGGCAGACGTCCCGCAGGACAAGGCGTGGGAGATCATGGACGAGCTGATGGACAGCTTGAAAATTGTGAACGAGCGCGTCTATAATAGCGTTATGCGCAAGCTCGAAAAGTAAATTGCAGATGAAATTGCAGATGCGTGTCAAAAAACCGTGTAATATCAATGCTTTTAAGATTTCGGTTGCGGGTTCGACTCCCGCCGCCTCCACCAATGAAAAAACCTCGCAGTTTCAACGGCTGCGGGGTTTTTCTTGTATTTGCAAGGGTTTTCAGGATTGACAATTTGCGCATTACTTGCGATATTTGCAAGTTACCTCACGTTAAAACAGCCCTTTTGCAGATGAATTGCAGATGAAATTACAGATGAAATTCGGATTCAAAAAAGCCGTCAACGGCATCT